TCCCAGAGGTGTCCGTTTGGACAGAAAATAAGTATCCTTGTTTGTTTTGTGGGTTTCTCTGGGATCAAACAGATGGGTTCATTACACCTTCTGCTTCTGCCACTGAAACTATGAGTCCTCTTCCTCGTCCTCCGCTTTCTGTTTTGTCCAATCCCCATGCCATTCAATCTATTACACAAAACCCTGAATTATTTGCCATTGTCACTCCTATTAAAGTCGATCAGTTTGAAGTGTTACTTCACACACACCCCAATTGTCCTCTTGTGGAGTCTGTTCTCACTGGACTTCATGAAGGTTTTTGGCCTTGCGCACATGATGAACCCGCTGATTATCCTGTGATCCGTGACCTTCCTGATCATTCGCTGTCTGCAGCCACCATTGATTTTTGTGAGAAACAGTTTGCCAAAGAAGAATCTCTTGGCCATTTTTCTCCTCCATTTGGGTCACCACATGATCCCTTACTTCCAGGCATGTCTTGTGTCCTGACTCACACTGTCCCCAAGCCACATACAGATAAATTGCGTTTGGTTGTGGATCATTCAGCTGGACAGTTTTCTTTGAATTCGCTCATCAATTGTGTGGATATTTATGTGCGGCCTGATAACGTTCACGATCTAGGTCACAACTTGCTCTCCGTCTGCCATCGACACAGAGACATTACATTGTGGTTATTCAAGTCTGATGTCTCTCAAGCTTATTGCAGACTCCCCATGCATCCTTTTTGGCAAATTAAACAAGTCATCGCACACAATGGCAAGTTCGACCTTGCGGGCGTATATCCGACCCTGGGAAACGTCGACCTCTGGTTCGACACAATGCTCGCCCACTACTGCATCGACGAACGCCCAGGATACCACAGGCTAAAGGACCTGGGTGTGGAGCTCCTCGGGACGCCGCACTGGGAGCACGAGATCGAGAAGTATCTCGGATCGGGGAAGAACTATGCCGTTATCCCTCGTCCTATCCTCTACAAGTACAACGCCTACGACATCGCTGTCACGTGGGACCTCATGGAGTACTTCGAAGTCGAACTACTTAGGGAAAGGAATATTAGGCCTTCCTTCCTTCCTGACGTCCCTGGTAAAACGCTCCGAGACCTGCACGACTTCCTAGTCTCTGCAGCCAATGAACTCAAGTTTCTGGAACTCAACGGAATTCACATCGACGCCGTGTACTCACTTCAGCTTGAGGCGCAGTACCTTGAGTCCCTTGATGATCGCCGAAAGGTGTTCGATGCCTTCGCTGGCGAACATTGTTATGACAAGGCAGGGGGACTCAATCCGAATTCGCCGAAGCAGCTCAAGGAATACTTCTACGACAATGGAATTCGTACCGCTTCCACTGACGAAGACCATTGCCTAACCATTCTGAAGAGACTGGACCCTGAAAGCAGTCTGCACGAGTTCATTACTCTTCTATTGGCGAATCGCAAGGAAGCGAAGAAGTACGGCACATATGTCAAGGGGATCCGTGAACGAACGTATCGTGGGCGAGTATATACGACGTACTCACTTCATGGTACTACGTCCGGGCGTCTGGCTTCCAAGAACCCGAACCTCCAAAACATCGACCGTGACAAGATCATTCGTAGACAGTTCGACGTTACGAAGCCGGAGAACGTCTTCGTGCACGGTGACTATGCACAGGCAGAAGGCCGAGTCATCTGTACACTGGCACGTGACGAGTACCTTCGGTCTGTGTTCGCTGACCCTGACGCTGACCTGTTCACGGAGCTAGGCAAGAAGCTCTACCGAGGTATCACACTGAATAAGGATCAACGTGTTCGTGTCAAGGCATACTTCTATGGCCTGAGCTATGGTCGCACGGCATACACGATTGCCGAGGAATATGGCTGGTCAGTTAGTGACACTGAGAAGGATCTCAAGAACTTCCTGGATACGATTCCGCGTGTTCGAGATTGGCAAATGGAGGTGAAGCGACTTGTCCTCAAGGGCAATGACCTGGTTACATCGTTTGGTCGGCATCGACGTTTCGCACTCATCACTGAAGAGAACCGAACGGATGTACTCAACGAAGGACTGTCCTTCTTGCCTCAGTCGACAGCTTCAGACATCTGCCTGCGAGCACTGGTCCGAGCTCGACCTCGACTGCGAGGGCTTGGTCATATCCGACTTACCATTCACGACGCCTTGGCAGCCGAATGCCATGAGGACAATCGTGAGAAGGTTGCGACTATCCTCCAAGAGGAAATGATCCGTTCAGCCAAAGAGTGGACGGACTACGTACCCTTCAAGGTCGACATCTCCTACGGTAAGAGCTGGGGCGAACTCTAATTGGTCTCTTGTAGACCTTGCGAGGTTCCCTGTATAATAGAATTAGAAGGGAGAGCTAGATGTCCAAGGAGTTCCAGATCAACAGTTCGAACTCACGTGTACTTGATGCAGCAGACCTGACTAATAAGCAGAAGCATGACTGTGCTCAGACTATCGCTATGAACGCACAAGACGTTCCTGACTGTGCAATGCTGCTGGACATGCTGGGACTGACTCCACAGGACGGGGGCGCGGACATGACTCGTGCACTCGAGAGAGGATTGTGATGGGAATCGCTGCCGTTGGTTCGACGCGAATTGCGCAGAATGGGTACAGCTACACGAAGGTGAAGAACGATGGCCAGAATCAGTGGCGCCTGACTCATCACATTCGTGCGGAAAAGGTTCTGGGTCGCCCGATCGATTCGAATTCGGAGCGGGTCATCTTCAAGGATGGCAACCGTTCTAACCTGCAGTATAACAACATCGAAGTCGTCCCGAAGGGCAAGGGTTCACTTACCAAGCGCAGGGCCGAACTGGAGGAGCGCATCCGCGAGCTTCAGGCCCAGCTCGAGGACGTGAACAACAGCCTGAGAGCTCAGGGAGTTCGCTAGGCTTAGACCTGTGAATAGACTTTATCTCTGGTAGTTCTACCGTGATGACTCAGTCTCTCCCGCGTTACTCGTAAGGGCTTAAAGGATCTTGATTAGACTCACGTAGACTTGAGGTAGAGAGGGAAAGGAGACCACGGGGTGAATCTGTTATTCTTCTGGCGACAAAGAGGGAAAACTACTCGCATCGTGAAGTGGGTGAAGGAAGGAGCTCAAGGCAGCGAGTTTCCTTTTTGGGACCGTGTGATGCTTGTCTTCGGAGACGCTGAGCGTGATCGTGTGATTGCCAAGTACGAACTTAACCCCCGACAGGTATTCACCTGGGACAACTGGAAGAACACTGCCGGAATCGCCATGTCTGTGGAAGTGGCAATCGACGATGCGGACCTGATCCTGAAGTATCTCGTTCGTGGTCATACCATTAGGATAATCGCAATGACTAAGGCAACACACGACGAAGCAGAGACGACGCTGTCATGAAACCTGCTTCGTGGTGGAAGCTCAAGTACCTTCACTGGTTGGATCGACGTAACTGTTTTCACCACAATCACAAGACCGGCGAGTCGTGGATTGAAACAGAGATCATCGACTGGCGTAAGCTGTACACCTGCAGGGACTGTGGAAGGCGATGGGTCATATGAAGGACGGCCACCTCTCCATCACTGCTCTCGACCCAGGAGGTAAGACAGGTGTCGCATTCTACGATGCGGACGTCATCTACAACGTCGACAGCCAGCTCGAGTTCCTGAACGAGAAGTGGGATACTCTCCAGCTTGTCGAACCTGATCACCACAAGACCCTGAAGCATATGCTGGAACGTCGACACGTATCGAACACCATCGTCGTATGCGAATCGTTTCAGTATCGCCGGCCTGTGGATGCCCCGGCAGTCGAACTGATCAGCATGGAATACATCGGAGTTGTCAAGCTTGTCGTACAGGAGCGCCCAGACATCCAGGTCATTTGGCAAACGCCTGGCAAGGTCATTCCGCCTAAGAACAAAAACCATGCAGGAGGTTTCTGGACCGACGAGAAGCTCAAGCAGGTCAGAAAATGGAGCGCAGGGCGGAAGCACGCAAACGACGCAATGCGGCACCTCCTCTACTACATGGCCTTCACTATGGGGCGCCGGGACCTACTGGAGCCACTACGATGATGTGTGTCGTTTGCTTCCTGCTAGGGACCCCGGACCAGCCAGCACTGGTAGTAGTGAACGGACACTCCGTTTGCGACAAGCATGTGGATGCAACGAAGGTGTCCACCTCCATCAACGTGGTAGTGCACCGACTAGTAACGCGTCTAAAGTTTGGAATGGACAAGTAGCAGTGAAGCTTCTGGGCTACATAATCATTGCCTCGATCCTTGGCATCTTCGCACTCGTAGGCGGAATCGTCTGCGCCCTGTTCTTCCTGTCCTACCTGTAAACAGACGAGAGCCCCTCACCCAGGACTACTCCGGCCCGCATTCGGAGAGGGTGAGGGGCTCTCTTACTCCCTAGACACCCGGCTAGGGAGCGTTCGGAGGATTGGTAACACTCGAGACGACATGCACGGCCAGCGTCTGGTTGTACACAGGCTGCGTCGGGGCACCGAGCAACCAACCCAGCTTCGGCCACTTGCCCTCGAGGTATCGGACGCCGAGATAGTACACGTAGCCGATACCGAATGTGAGTAGGCCTTCCAGCCAGGTCTGTACGTCTTCCGGAACAGCGAAGCCGAAGTGAATCAGCAGATAGCTGACCACTAAGCCGACCGCGTACGGAACACCCGTACGGATCGCGCTGAGTACCTTATCACTCAGATTCATTCTTCTGCGCCTCCTTTAGATCCTTGCGATCACGAAACAGAACTCGAAGGAATATCCATAGCCGTTGTGCTACGACCAGGAATATCAAGACCGCAATCACCTGAGCTGACTCTACCCTGAAGGGGAGGTTAGGAAACATCAGGCGAAGTGTCGAGTTGAGATAGGTCAGGGAAATAATAAGGGAGAAGAAGAATAGGTGTCTACCCATTGTAGAGGCATACCACTTGGCCAGCAATCCGTAGAGGATCACGAAGGTCCAGGAGCAGATCAGTGTAGCAACGACCACATACACGATGACTGTCTGCATTATCTACCACCCAGCATGGCACGGTAGATGTCGAGCGCAAAGTGGTTAGCTTCACGTTGTGCCTTCAGGTCACGCATCACAGGCTTAGCCTCTGCAGCAAGCTCCTCCGCAGCTTCTAGCTTCTGTTCGGCCCTCTCCAGGGCTTCCTCCGCCTTTGTTTTGTCGGCCGCTGAAACGGCAGGCTTTACCTTAGCCCACTTAAATCGCTTCATTGGAACGTCCCGGTGGTAGTTCGGCATACCCATGGGAGGCGTTCCTGACGGCCTGGAGGATTGCCAAGGAGGCTTTCCCGACCTCGAGGCATTCACGTAGTGCCTCCTCTTGTTTGTCGCCACGCGCTTCTAGCTTACTGAATGCCTCTTCCCAGATCTTAGCGACTCGAAGAGCTTCGCCGACGCGCTTGTCTGCTTCTTCGCGCATCTGCTTCAAGACGCTGGCTGGAACGAGTAGCCCCCGAAGGATAAAGATGACAACAAGAAGGAGTGCAGCCCCCGCGCCTCCTTGTGTAAGCCACCCAATGAGAGCGTCATTCACTTCTGCCCCCTAGTGCGTATTCAGTGTCGCTTCCAGACGCGCAACACGCTTCTGCAGATCCTTGATGATATCGATGAGATCACCCTGAGGTGTGACCCTCGTCCTGAAATTGTGTGAGTCGGCAACAACCTGGTGAGACGTTGGCCGTTGCGGATACGGTGTCGGTTCACTCATGATACACCTGTCAGGTTCATGATGTTGTCAATAGTAAGATTGACTGTCTCAGGGCCGTTCTGACTGGGCGGCGTCAAGCTATAACCAACGATCCTTGTCACACCCGTAACTGGCCCATTGGGGAAACGGTAGGGATCGTCGATTACCAGCTTGACATTATCACCGAGGCTCCATGAACCAAACGCATCAGGAACAGTACCATCAAGGATAATGGTTGGCGAGAGCATCGGCGGAGCCACATTAACTAGCTGCGCAGCAGTAACGGCATTGAGTGTGTTCTGATCCTCAATGTCGCTCAGAGTCAGGCGCTTATCCAAGCCCGGATAGCCTTGCGTTAAGCTGGAGGCGTTCGTGTAGATCTGCCTAGGCGTTGATGCGCCATTTGACTTGCCTACCGCAAGCACGCGATTTGCTGCCTGGACAGAATTCTCTGGCCACCAGTACTCCGCAATGCCTGTGGGGTATTGAAGATCGACACCTGACTGCTGCGCCTGAGCTACAGGAACACCAATGCGCCAGTACGTCGTAGGAGGGTTCTCAACTAGATCCCATCGACCACGTATGATCGTAGGCGTGCGTGTTCCTGTAACTGGATCCAGTAGTGGTGCAATGTAGTACTCACATCCAGCAGCGACACAGTTATCAATGACGTCGCCCCAGGAGTTGTAATCTGTTGCAACAAGCGTACGTGTCAGAGCTGTGCCTGTGCCCTGATTAGCGGGGACAGATACGCCTAGATTGTAGTTGCTATTGGCTTGGATCGTCGTCCACACGGCGCAGAG